CTTCAGCTGGTTCGTGAAGACGACGCAGATCCTTTCCTTGCCGAGCGTGTCCACCAGCTTCCTCATCATCTTGCTGAGGACCTTGGACTTCTCCAGCTGGAGGTTCATGTTCAGGTCGTAGCTTCCCTCGAGCTCGATCCTGGTCGGGCAGTTGGCGATGGAGTCCCAGACGATGAGGACCAGCTTGTTCGGCGCCTTGGCCCGGGCCGTCATGATGGTCTTCTCGATAGCCTCTCCCACCGCCTCGCAGCAGCCGGGCTGGAGGTAGACGAGCTCGTTGATGTTCACCCCGAGTTGAGCCAAGAACTCCGGGCTGGCCGCGTTCTCGGTGTCGATGTAGACCGCGATCCCTCCCCGCTTCTGGCATTCGGCGATGAGGTGGGCGGCCAGGAGCGACTTGCCGGACGCTTCCTCACCCACGATCTCCGTGATCTTGCCCACGGGTGCACCCCCGTTGCGTCGGTTGGTGCAGATGTAGTTGAGGATGGTGGAACCAAAGGAGATGAACTCCTTCACCTCGGTGGGGTTGTCGTGATCGGTCCCGAGGTTCCAGGCGATCTTGTCGTCCCCGTCATTGAACTGCTTGACGAGGAGCTTGCTGAGCTTGAGGGAATCCGCCTCGTCCTTGGTCGACGTGACTTCTTCCTTGTCCTTCTTGGCCATAGTCTATTCCTCGGTCCCGGGGATCCCGGTGAACTCGATCTCCTTGAGCTTCCTGAGATGGAAGATTAGGTCGTCGAGGTCGCCCATGCGGATCTCGTTCTCGATCAGGGTCTTCACCGTGTCGAGCCGGTCCTTGAAGCTTTGAGTGTAGCGGGTGTGGACGGTGTCTCGTCCGCGGACGTCGTTGTACTTCCCTTCTTCGTGCATGTGTTCCAGCACGGAGACGGTCAGACAGCGCTCGTACTCCGCGACCACGACTTCCAGGTCGTGTCGACGGTGCCGACTTTCGCAGACGAACTTTCCGTTGGGGTTCTTCGAGTCGAACTCTCGGAGCTCACCGTCGAACTTCTCGAGGAAGCCGTCGTTGAGGAAGAGAGCGTGCGCCATGACCGGGAACGAGACGTTCCGGTCACCGAAGATGGCGTTGTGGTTGATGATGCGGGTGACGTAGCGGAGCCCCGGATTGTTTTCCGAGGGTTCTGCTTCCACTACCAGGCCGTCGAAGCCACGGCCCATACCCTTGATGACGAAGAGGTTTCCCATGAGACTCCTTTAGAAAAAGAGTCCGCCGGCCTGACAGTTGACAGACCGTACCGGACTGAAGCCGGTAGCGACGGACAAGCTAACTAGGGAGTCTGCTTACGCGGTTTCGTCGACGGTCTCGCCGAAGGCTTCGTCGATTGACTTGCCACCCATCTTGGCGCTGGTGTCTTCGCCCGAGTTCGCCTCGTACTTCTCGGTGCCGCCCTCCGGCTTGGACTCCGCAGAGCTCCCGCCGATGAACTTGTCGAGGAGCGTGGCGACTTCCTCGGAGCTCTGCTCCGGGTAGACCTCACCGATCGGCTTGACGGCCATGAGGAGCTTCTCGAGCTCCTTCTTGTCCTTCGTGACCGGGCGGCCCTTCATCGAGGCCTCGGTGATCTCGGTCATCGGGCGGTTCTTCTTGTTGCCCTTCGCCAGCGGCTTGCCCGCGGCGTCCGAGAAGCGGATGTGGATGTCGAACGCCTTGTTCAGGTCGAAGAGGACCTTGAAGCCCGAGGCGTCATCGGTCGGATCGAGATCGAGCATCTCCATCCGTTCCGTGTTGCTCATCAGGTCGATGAGCTTGTTGTTGTTGGTGAAGCCGGGCGACCACCACTTGGGACCCTCGGGGGAGAGGGTGCCGTCCTTCTGGCGCTCGATGAGGCGGACGAACGCCTTCTCGGTCGGCTGGATCTTCTTGAAGATCTCGAAGTCGGCCTTGCGGTCTCCCTCGGCCTTGTCTTCGCCGGTCTGCGGATCCTTCCAGGCGCGGAGGCGCTCACAGAAGTCGCACACCTTGCAGGGCTTCCCGAAGTTCTTCAGGGGGCAGAGACAGCTCGCCCCGCCCAGCTCGTAGTGGAAAACCAAGATCACGAACGGGTCGTGCTCGGCTCCGCGAGGGTCGGGGAGAAGACGAACGTCGTGCTCGTCCTTTGCCTTCCAGATGTCGTTTTGCTTCTTGCCCGTGCGCTGATTCAGTTGCTGGAGACGGGCTCTCATTTCGGCGAGTGATGCCATGGCGGTGTTGCTCCTTTTCTTTGGGGACTCTGTTGTGACGCTTCGTGCGTCGGGTGCACACCGGTCCCAGATGTGTGCCTATTAAATAAGCTTCAACGGCTGTTGTCAGCCATAAAAAGGCGTTCAACGCGCCTTGTACTTTCGGTGGAGGTATCTGATTGCGCCAAAAAGTCGCGGGTTGCACCGCTTCATCTTGCGCTTCTGTTCGGGGGTGCCGCAGTAGTACGTCTCGAATCCGATGGCGATGTATTCGTCGACGTTCTTCCGGGCGTACGTGTCGGGGAGGTAGCGGGCCTTCTTCTTCTTTTCGAGGATGATCTCTTCTCGCTCAGACAATCCCTCCTCATCGTCCACGTTGTGGGCGAGCTCGTGGATGAGGATGCGGGCGAGGATCTCTCTGGACTGGTTGGTGTAGCTGATACGGATGAGACCGTTGAGATGGTCTCCATGGTCGGGCATGTACGTGAAGTAGATTTCCTTCACCTTGTCAGCGAAGGCGAAGGGGACGTTCAGCTCCTCCATCTCGCTCATGAGCTGGGCAATGTCGGGCTGACAACGCTCGCTGAACCTGATGAGGGTGCGAGAGGAGTTCTTGAGAATGTAGTCCCCTTCGTCGGAGGGGCACTTGGCTGCGATCCATGCTTCCAGGAGGGAGGGCCTCCGATTAGAACCTGCCCTTCTTCAGCTTGAGACGGGCGTTCATCTTCGTGACAGAATCGAAGTAGAGCGTGTCGTTCAGCTTCTCCTTGGGGATCATGAGGTAGCCACCCTGGCGAGTCAGGATGACGCCGTCCACGTTTCCAAAGATCTTCTCCGGAGTGGCGTCCTTGAAGACGTCCTTCAGCTTCTCCGGGTGCTTGAAGAGTTCGTGCCGGAGGTGCGACCGAGCCCAGACGGCGACCCCGGCGTCGATGTCCTTGCGGGACTTCCCCGAGTCGAAGGCCAGCGCCACCACCTTGTCGAGGTCGATCTTCAGGTTCTTCGATGCGTCGACGTACGGACGGAAGTTCTTTCCGCCGCCGCGGTACTCTGTGTTCGCCGGCTGTACCGGACCGTGCTGCACCGGCTGCATCCTCAGCTCGCCCCTCGCATTCATCGCCCGGCTTTCGGTCCAGAACTTGTGGATGGCGTCCAGGACGGACTGCAGGGTCATCTTGGTCTTGGCGTCGTCCCCCGGCTCCGGGAGCGGCTTGTCGTAGATGTCCGCGTCCTTCGTGTCCAGCCGGCTCAGCGAAGCGGCGTCTTCAAAGATCGCCGCCTCCGAGAGTCCCGTTCCGAGTGTCGACTTCGAGATCTCTCCCGAGAGGATGTACGGTCCCTTCTGATCGATGAAGTCCAGGATGTCTTCCATCGGCAGCTTGAAGTCCTGCTTGAGAAGCTCCATGGCGTCCTGGTCGGCGTGATCGAAGAACCGAGCCAGGTCCTTCATGACCTCGTAGAGATCGGCCATCCCCTTGCGGACGGCGGCCAGACCTTCGGTGCCGGGACGGATGGAGGCCGACGGCTTGTCCACCTCCTTCACCTCCCACTTCTTTCCGGTCTTCTTGTCGAGGAGGTCGTAGGCCTTGTCCTTGGACTTCTCGTAGCCGAGCTGCGCAGTAAGACGGTCCTCACCTCTGCCCACTTCTGCCGAGCGGGCCCAGGGGTACTGTAGCTCGATCTTCGGGTCCCACTTGGTCCATCCCTGGGCCATCGGGGTGGGCGCCTTCTTGGAGGCTCCCACCTTCTTGGACTTCCCGACAGTCGTGTCCTTCGGGACCGAAGAGAGGGCGGACTTCTTCTTGGAAGCACCTACCTTCTTGGACTTCCCGATGGAGGTGTCCTTCGGTACCGTGACTGCCTTCTCCACCATCTCTCCGATCGCCTTGGCGGTGTCGACGCCCTTCAGCTTGTCCGACCAGAGCTCGAACTCTTCTGGCTCCTCACGGTAGGCCGCGACATCCTCGTCGGTGTACATGTTCTGCGGGCTGGACCAGCCTGAGCTGCCAGCCCGAAGACCCGACTGCGTTCCACCGGGGGTGTTGGAGTTGAAGGTGATGCCGATCTCGGAGATGATGGTCTCCATGATCCGCTCCAGCATGGGAGGCTCACCGGAAGTGGTACGACCACCCGGGTCGGCGATGACGTACTCGCTGCCCCGCTTCATGATGTTGTCGCCCTTGTAGTCCGCGTACATGATGTTCAGAGACTTCATCTCGTCCATCATCTTGTCGATCTGGTAGTGCTTCAGCCTTCCCACCAGCTCGGTCATCTTCGAGTCGACCAGGGTCTTGGCCTTGAGCTCACGCTTGTTGGCGGTGATGGCCTGCTGGTCCGTGGGCGCCTGGTCCGGAAGCTGGAGGTCGCGGCGCGTCTCTTTGGTCATGAGCTCCCGCATCTTCTTGACGACCGTGTTGAAGTCGAGGACATGCGGGCTTCCACCGCTGACGGCGTTGTCCCTGAGAAGGTCGACGATGTCGTTCAGCTCGGACTTCTCATTGGCCGGAAGCGGCTGCAGCTTCTCCCGGATGACGCCGTAGAGCGGCTTGTCCGGGTTCCGGCGGTCGAGCATGCGGAAGACGTCGAAGATCTTAACGACATGCGGGAGGCTCTTCCCCTTGAGGGCGACACAGGACTTCGCCTCGTTCGGGGAGGTCGTCACCTTGAAGACCTTGTCTCCGCCCATATCGAGGGCGATGCCAACCGTACCCGCTCCGAGGCGGTGGAGGTTCTGGACGTTGATGCCCTTGGCCTTGAGCTTGTCCCCGTTGGCCCGGACGACGGCCATGATGGCCTGCTCGCCACCGAACTCATCGATGTCTTCCCGGATGACGCTCTCGTTCGTGCCCAGCTCTTCCCTCAGGTCCGCGTAGAGAGACTCGAATGTCGTCTCGTTCGAGGTGACGTGGGGATCCAACATGGACTTGACCGCCTTCTTGTCGTCCTTGGCGAGGGCCTGACGCAGTCGAGTGCCGCTGATCCGGTCGGTGTCGTCGTCGTTCTTCACGCCGGGGAGCGCCTTGACGATGGAAAGCTCGGGGTCGATGTTCGACTCCTGTCCCTTCGCCTTGTACTCCTTGGCCTTCTCGAACTGCTGCTTCATCTGCTCGAACCTGTCGGGGCCGACCAGGATTTCTACCGCAGTGTCGCCCTTCAAGGAAGAACCCTTACCGACGATGTCCGAAAGAATGCCAGGTACATATCCACTATTCTTACCACCAAACGTGGCCTTGTACACCTCTATTTTGCGCCAGACGTCAGGAAGTGACGCCTTCATCAGCTTCAGACGAGTCTCGTAGGAGAAGGGATTCTTCTTGTCCGGCGTGTTCCCGGCCACCAGGACGATGGTCTTGGTGTGGGTGTTGGCAAGCTTCCGAATCACTTCAGCGTGACCCCGGTGGAAGGGCTGGTAACGTCCTATGGTCACGCCCACCGAGTCGGCCTGGGCCTCCTCGATGTTTCGAGCGTACTTGTCAACCGTGCCATCCTCGGTGTGGTTCACGAGGCCGCCGTCTACCCCGACGTACTCCTGCTTGTCGTCGGTGGTCTGGGGCTTGCTCTCGTCAATGTCGTCCTTGGCACGACCCACCGGACCGAGACCGTGCACCCGTTGGGTCCCGGAGAACTCCCGCATCAGGGTCCGAATGATCTTCTCGAGCATGGGAGGGGCGACACCCGGGCTCTGGCTGAGTCCGAGGTCGATGACGCAGTAGTCATTGCCCCGCATCATGAGGTTCCCCTCGTGGTAGTCAAGGAACTCGATCTTGTTGTCGTGGAGCTCCTTGAAGATCTGGTCCAGCTGCAGGTCGCGCATCTGGGTGTCCATGAGCTTCTGGACGTCCTTGTCTTCGATGTGCATCTTGACCTGGTCGAGGACCTTGTTGTAGTCTCCCGACAGGATCGCCTCACCGGCCTTGCACGCCTGAAGGAGGTCCGTGACTAGGTCCATCTCCTTCTTGTCGTAGTCCGAGATCGGCTTGAGCTTCTCCTGGACGATGCCGTAGATCTTGGAGTCCGGGAGCTGGAACACGTCGTAGATCTGCACGACGTGCTTGAGCTTCTTCCCCTTGATGTGGTTGGACGCCTTGGCCTCGAGCTCGTCGTCGGTGGCCTTCAGGACCTTGCCACCGCCGATGTCGTAGGCGATGCCATGGGCGCCATGGCCGAGGATCTTGGGCGAGCCCTTCACGATCCCCTTCTTGGTGAGGAGAGGGAGGGCGTCCTTGAACGCGGCCTGGACGCTCTTTTCCTTCTGGGCCTTCTTCCCGCCTGCCGCGGCCTTGATGGCACCCAGCCGGTTCGGGACGGCCTCATCGAGGTACGGGACCTTGTTCTCCAGGACGGGCGGCTGCTTGCCACCGGTGACCTTGGAGTACCCGATGTCGATCAAGACGTAGTCCCCGTTCTGCCGGAGCATGATGTTGCCGGCGTGGTAGTCGTGGAACTTGATCCCCTTCGAGTTCAGCTCCTGGACCATCGCGTCGATGTGGACCTTCTTCGTGATGATGTCCCACTGGACGTTCATCTTCTTGGCGAAGGCGATCGCGTACTTGTTGTCGATCTCGTCCGTCTTCCAGCTCGGGTACTTCTCACCGATCTTCTTGAAGACCTCCTCCTGGCAGAGCTCCTTGGTCTTGTTCCAGTCGTAGCCGGCCTTGTAGAGGGTCTCCTGAAGGTTGAACGCGATGATCGCCCTATTCAGGTCGGCCGCTTCTCCGCTGGCGTCCAGACCGCTCGGGTCCTTGCCCATGCCCGGGAACGGCTCGAGCTTCTCCTGGAGGATGCCGTAGACGGCGCCGAGGTTCGGGTCGTCGTCCCGGAACCGGAAGACGTCCGAGAACTTGGCGACATGCTTGAGCGCGAACTCCTGGAGCTTGTAGGAAGCCACCGCCTCCTGTTCGTCGTTGGTGATCTTGAGGACCCGGCCGCCGCCGACGTCGAAGGCCACACCACGGGTGCCCTGTCCAAGCGGACGGGCCGAACGGGCGTTGATCCCGCGCTTGGAGAGCTTGTCGATGTTCTGCTTGATGATCTGCGTGCCGGCCGCGGTGGTGACACCGGCCGCCTTGCCGGCGGTGGCTGTCGCCTTCTTCGAACCTCTAACGCTCGTCTTGTCGAACCCAGAGGCCGGCTTCGTCTGCGGTGTGGTGGCAGCGAAAGAGTCGGGATCCGGCGCTTCACGCATCGCTGACTCCTCAGCCGGCTCTTCCGGGGTCTCAGCCCCCGCCAGCTTCCCGAACCTGTTCTGTCCCATCATCAGCTTGAGCAAGGCCACCTTCTTGGTGGTCTCTCCACGGAGGCTGCCGATCTTCCCCAGCGCCTGACCGACGCCCTCGAAGAACTCGGCCATGCCTTCGAAGGCCGTGTCCGTCCTCTGCTTGATGAGGTCGTCCATCTTGACCTTCTTGATGCTCTTCCCGTCGTCGCCCTTGATGTCGACGGACATGTCCGTCTTCTTCTTGGTGTCCCAGTCCTTGCGGAGCTTCTGGAACTCCTTGAGGACCTGCTGGTACGACTTCGTGAACTTGGCCACGAAGTCTCCCTGCATGAGCTGCTCGTCGTCGATGTACTTGGCGAGAAGGTAGTCCGCCTTCTTCTCCGGGGTGTTCGCCTTGGCGGGGTACTTGAGGCCCTCCCCACGCTTCTGGAGCATCCGGACGAACCCCGGGGTCTTGGCCACCGGGGCGCCCAGGACGTCATCGGCGATGGTGTTCCGGAACTTCTGCATCATCCCGAACTCCCACTTGTCGCCGATCTTGGCGCCGCGGTCGAGGAGCTCTCGGTAGTGCCAGAGGAACTTGTTGAGCTTGGTGAAATACTCCTTGTCCACCAGCTTGGTGAGGTCGCCCGTCTCCAGGTCACGGAAGACGAGACCCTCCACGTCCCCGCCCTCGGGTCC